ACTTATAGCGGCATTGCAGGAAGCTAATCAGCCTGATCCTGAAGCACAACAAGCACAACAAGCGGCTCAACAAGCTCAGTTGGCGTTCCAAGCTTCTCAGACAGCGGCGTTGGAAGGACAAGCTGTTGAATCACAAGCAAGAGCGCAAAAGCTTTCTACGGAAGCACAAGCTATTCCTCAGGAACTAGAGATTGACAGAATCAAAGCAGTAACGACAAACATACGGGAAGGTAGTGATGATGATCGTGAGTTTGAGCGAAGACTTAAAGTTTCTGAGCAATTACTAAAGGAGAGGGAAGTAGCAATTAAAGAGAGGGCTAATTAATGGCTAAAGATCCAAGACTAGCTAGAGTAGGTGTTAGTGGATACAACAAACCAAAGCGTACTCCTAATCACCCTACTAAAAGTCACGTAGTTGTAGCTAAGGAAGGAGACAAAGTAAAAACTATTCGCTATGGACAGCAAGGTGTTTCAGGTGCAGGTAAGAACCCTAAGACTGCATCGGAAAAAGCAAGACGTAAATCTTTTAAGGCTCGTCATGCTAAAAATATTGCTAAAGGCAAAATGTCTGCGGCATTCTGGGCAAATAAATCTAAATGGTAAATTAAGGAGACTACAATGCCATACGGTAAAGGTACATACGGTAGTAAAGTTGGAAGACCACCTGCAAAGAAAAAGAAGAAAGCAACTGCACCTAGAAAAGCAATTAGTGCTCCTATGTCCGACAAAAGAGCTAAGGAAGCTATAGCCGCTTTAAAGATGCAAAACAAAAAGAAAACCGCTAAGAAGAGAAAGTAACATGGCTGTTAAAAAATCTACAGTTAATAAAGCAGGTAACTATACTAAACCTACTATGCGTAAAAACTTGTTTAATAAAATTAAAGCAGGTACTAAAGGTGGTAAGTCAGGACAATGGTCTGCAAGAAAAGCTCAGATGCTAGCAAAGGAATATAAAGCTAACGGCGGAGGTTATAGAAACTAATGGCTCTTAAAAAGTCACAAAAAAGTTTAAAAAAGTGGACAAAGGAAGAATGGGGTACTAAGTCAGGTAAACCTAGTACCCAAGGTTCCAAAGCTACAGGTGAAAGATATTTACCTAAAAAAGCAAGACAAGCTTTATCCACTAAAGAATATGCCGCTACATCAAGAAAGAAAAAAGCAGACACTGCTAAAGGTAAACAGTTTAGTAAACAACCTAAAAAAATAGCTAAAAAAACAGCAAGACATAGAAAATAGTTCTTGACATTTGCTTTTATATGTGCTATAATATATAGTATACTATGTACTTAGTATATTTTATTTTAAATTAATAAACTGTCCTTTAGGAGAAACAGTAATGGAAGATAAAGAACTCGAAAAATTCTATAGAGCTTTTGAGGAAATGTTTAGAACAGAAGGTTGGAAAAACTTAATGTCTGATCTTTCTCAAAATGCAATGCAGATCAACTCAATAGAAGCTTGTAAGGATGTGAAAGACCTTTCCTTTAGAAAAGGACAACTTTCAATGATAGCTAACCTATTGAATCTTGAGACGCAAATAGAAACAGCCAAGCAACAGGCTGAGGAAGAGCAAGAAGAACTAGAAAACGAAGATGAAATTATTGAAGAGTAATCTAAGTTGGCTATAATAATTGACTTCCGATGCGACAACGGACATACTACTGAAAAGTTTATAGATTCTAAAACTACTGAAATAGAATGTCCTCACTGTTCGTTAATGGCTAGTCGAATCATATCTCCCGTTCGCAGTCTTTTAGACCCCATTTCAGGTGACTTTGCAGGTGCTACCATGAAGTGGGCGAGAGACCGCGAAAGGAAGATTCAAAAAGAGCGTAAGGCTAACTCCTAACCGAACCCTTACATATAATACACCTCCATAATGAGATTACTCACGGAGTTTAATAATGGCAACACTAATAGATGAGCGTCAACCTTTAGACGATACAACTAAAACTGAAGACGTAACGGACATAACTAAACAAGAGCCTCCAGTAGAGCAACCTCTTGTAGATGAACAACCTACACAGGAACTTGAAGAACAGGAACTTCCTGATAAATACAAAGGTAAGAGCACAGCGGATATAGTGCGTATGCACCAAGAAGCTGAAAAACTCTTAGGTAAACAAAGTTCTGAAGTAGGTGAATTACGTAAAGTTGTTGATGACTATATACAGACACAACTCTCTAACACAGAAGCACCGCAACAAACTTCTGAAGACGAAGTAGACTTTTTCTCTGATCCTGACAAGGCAGTCGAAAGAGCTATTAGCAATCATCCTAAGATTAAGGAAGCAGAACAAGTATCTGCTCAGTATAAACAAACTGCGGCAATGAATGAACTTCAAACTAGACACCCTGATATGCAGGATATTTTGAAGGACAGTAAATTCGTAGAATGGATCAAAGGATCAAAGATTCGCACACAGCTTTTTGCACAGGCAGATCAGCAGTATGATTATGAGGCCGCAGATGAGCTTTTCACTAACTGGAAAGAACGTCAGCAAGTCGTAGGTCAAACTGCCGCTAATGAGAAACAACAACGCAAAGACACTATTAAGGCCGCATCCACAGGCAATGTTAGAGGAAGCGGAGAGCAGTCGGCAAAGAAAGTTTACAGGCGTTCAGACATTATTAAACTTATGAAGGACGATCCTGAACGATACATGTCATTATCCGATGAGATTATGCTAGCTTATCAAGAAGGGAGAGTCCGACACTAATTAATTTTATTTAAGGACTTGTATTATGGCTACATCAACTTATCCCGCCATGGGCGGAGCAGTAGACAACACTAGCGCGGCTACTTTTATTCCAGAGATTTGGAGTGACGAAGTAATTGCGGCTTATCAATCTAACCTAGTATTGGCTAACCTAGTCAAGAAAATGAGCATGACAGGCAAGAAAGGCGACACTATTCATGTCCCTAAGCCTACTCGTGGTTCTGCGTCTGCTAAAGCAGAAAATACTGCTGTAACTATTCAGAATGCTACTGAGAGCGAAATTCAGATTTCAATCAACAAGCACTTTGAATACTCTCGTCTAATTGAGGACATCACTGAAGCACAGGCTCTAGCTTCTCTACGTCAGTTCTACACTGGTGACGCAGGATACGCTCTAGCCAAGCAGGTTGACAATGACTTATTTAACCTAGGTAAGTCTTTAGGAAACGGTGATGGATCAGATTGGACTCACAGTACTGTTTATAACTTTGCAGGTAGTGCTGGTATCGAAGCTTACGCTGTAGATTCAGTAGCTTCTACTGATGTATTTAACGATGCAGGATTCCGTGCCGCTATTCAGGTATTGGACGATGCTGATGTTCCTATGGACAACCGATGCTTTGTTGTTCCTCCTTCCTTACGTAACGCTATTATGGGCGTTGATCGCTACATGTCTTCCGACTTTGTAGATGGACGAGGTGTACGTAACGGTCAGATTGGAAACCTATATGGTGTTGACGTATTTGTTTCTAGCAACTGCCCAATCATCGAAACCGCTTCTGCTAACTCAGCAGGTGGAGATGTTAAAGCCGCTATGCTACTTCACAAGGACGCTATGGTTCTTGCAGAACAGCAGGGTGTACGTTCTCAGACTCAGTACAAGCAAGAGTTCCTTGGTACTCTGTACACTGCTGACACTTTATACGGTACGCAGGTAATGCGTCCTGAAGCAGGTGTTGTATTGGCTGTAAACGGCTAAGTAAGAAAACTAGGGACTCCTCTTTTATAGGGGAGTCTCTTTTTATTTTATTCAACAGAGGCGCTTATGGCGATATTTAGAGGCACAGGTGGTTCGGGTACTTCCACTAGTCTAGGCCAATTAGACGAAATAACCCAACAAGCCCTCATTGCTACTACAAAAGCAAACGAAGCCTCCCAAAGTGCAACTTCAGCACTAACCGCTTTTGATAATTTTGATGACACATACCTAGGTTCTAAAACTAGTGCTCCCACAGCGGATAATGATGGCGATAGTTTAGCGTTAGGTAGTCTTTACTTTGACACTACTTTGGATGTGCTACGTGTATATACAGGAACAGGATGGTCAAGCGTAACATCAAGTGGTCAATTTTTACCTCTTACTGGCGGAACTTTAACTGGCGATCTAAGCTTAAGCAATAATTCGTTTAATAATTTTCAGATTGACGCAGGGAATTTTTAACAAATACTAGGGATTTAAGACAATGGCACAAACAATTCAAATTAAAAGAAGTACAGGCTCTAGCGCACCTTCATCACTTGCAAATGGTGAGTTAGCTTATCTTCATCATGGCAGTAATAAAAAACTTTACATAGGGGATCCTGGGGGCGCTAGCGGAGATATTAGCGTTATTGGTGGTAAAGACTTTACTGACAAGCTAGACCTCATTGGAGCGGGAAACGGAACCAATGCCGCAGACGCAAGCGTTGTAGCCTCTGCAAGTAACTTAGGTGTTATCAGAATAGGCACTGGACTTTCTATAGCCGCTAATGGCGTAGTATCTGCCGATGAAGTAACAGCTACTTCTGTTACAAACGCTGGCGCATTAATGGACTCTGAAGTTACTAATCTTGCTCAAGTAAAAGCGTTTTCTTCAGCAGACTATGCTACAGCGGCACAAGGCACACTTGCTACAAACGCATTGCCTAAGGCCGGTGGAACTTTAACTGGAGATATATCTTTTGGTGATAGCCTAAAAATTAAAATGGGCGCTCAAACTGGTGGTGACTTAAATATCTACCACGATGGTACTAATTCAGTTATCCAAGATAGAGGTACAGGAAACTTAAAGTTAATTGCTGATGATTTAGAAGTAAAAAATGCTAACGGAGACACTTTTTTTCAAACAAACAGTAGCGGAGAAACTGTTTTTAAGATCGCCTCAGACGAGATTTTAAAAGTCTTTGGTGATACCGATGGTGCAGTAAGAGCCAAAAGTAATATAAGAATTAACAGTTTAAATGGTAAGTTTCAAACAGGAGGGGTTGCTGTTGCTGATAGTGGGAACGGAGCAGAGTACTGCTTTGAAATGTTTGGCTCTACTAATAGTTCAAATACAGATCACCACGGTAATGTTAAAGTTAAAGGTGGTGGAGATTTAAAACTTACTACTGACAGCACTTCTAAAACTCAAGTTACTGCTGGTAAGTTTCAGTTAGCTAGTGGTACAGACATCAATGAGTTTAGCATTGATACTGATCTTGCAGGAAACAGTGACGATGCAGTACCTACTGAGAAAGCAGTAAAAGCTTATGTAGATGGTAAATTAGGAAACTTTACTTTAAGTGGGGATACCCTGTCTACTAGCGGATCAACTGTTACAATAAGTGATGCTGTTACTATAACTGGAGACCTTACTGTACAAGGTACTACAACAACTATTGATAGCTCAACTGTAGTTTTTGAAGATAATGTTCTTCTTCTTAATAAGAATGTTACTGGAACTCCAAGTGGTCAAGCAGGTATTGAAGTTGAAAGAGGAACATCAGTAAATGCGTTTATTGTTTGGAATGAAACAACTGATAGATGGTCTATAGGTACAGGGTCAGCATTAAATCCTAATGTTCTTGATACTAACACTTTGTCAGCTTTAAATGTTGAAAACATAGCAATTGACGGCGGTACTTTCTCATAAATAAATCTCTAGCGTACATACGCACATAAGGGAGCCACATGGCACAGACGATTAAGTTAAAAAGATCAGCTACCACAGGCAATGTACCTACAACTTCTCAATTAGCTTTGGGCGAGTTAGGTATAAACACGACTGATGGAAAGCTATTCCTAAAGAAAAGCGTTAGTGGCACTGAGTCTATCGTAGAAGTTGGTAGCACAGGCTCATTCCTACCCCTATCTGGCGGCACACTCACAGGCAACCTATCACTTGGCGATAACGTCAAGGCACAGTTTGGTGCGAGTGATGACTTACAGATTTATCATGATGGCTCACATAGTTATATTGTAGATGCAGGGGCTGGCGACTTAACTCTTCAATCCGGCAATGATTTATTGTTACAAGACCCAAATGCCCAGCCGTATTTAAATGCCAATCAAAACGCTGGAGTTCAGGTGTTTTATAATGGCGCACAAAAACTAGCCACCACCTCCACAGGCATAGACGTAACAGGCTCAGTTGTAGCCGATGGGTTGACTGTAGACACAGGCAATGCAGGAAACGGTATTAATTACGGATTTGACATTCGTAACAGTGC